GTGTTAGTTAAAGCCATTTTATTTTCCTTATAATGGTTTGTTTATTAATTATTTTTCATACGATTTCTTCATCGTTCCAGGGCCAAATCCACTAAAGACACCAATACTTCCAGGCTTCTTTCCCTTCCCAATCCTTTCACCACGTTCTTCATGGATGTCGAGATAATCATCATAACTTATTTTTTTATCCTTATAAGTACAATCAATATTCTCGCCACCATTCGATGTGATATGTTTAAGATCGTTATCAGGATCAAGTGCTTTTTTGAAAATATCAGTCGCCATAAGCTATCTTGATCTTACCACTTGTTTGAGGATCGTTGGCTTTCTTGTATCCTTTCGGATCAACAGCCGCCCATTCTTCAAACGTAGCATAACCGCCTGTAGAGGTTGCTTGTGAATTATCAACTGAAGCTGGTGAAGGCTTCGTATTGAACTTATCTACATGAAGTTCCAGCTTATCCAGGGGAAGTCCATCATAAACAGCACGATCATCTTCAGGCAGTTTCGATAGTAACGCATCTCTGCGTGTTGCCTGATATTCATCCCATGCTTTAGATTTCTTTTCAGAAGTTTCCAACCTTGCGTTCATGTCTGCCATTATCTTATCGTATTCGCCTTTTGATTCCATCTCTTTTAATTGCCTGGCTTCACTCTCGCCTTTGATCTTGTTCTTCAAAGATTCATAATCTGCTTTCATGGTGTTTTTTTCATCGACTAATTCCTTGAAACGTGCATAAGGTACTTGATCGATGGATTGCTTTGGTTCACTTGCAACTGTAGTGGATTCCTGTTTTACGTCTGGAATATCGACTTTTACTTCACTCATTTTTACCTCTTATTTTGAGTATTATGAAAATCATTTAATTCAAAGGGAGTATTTTTTTGATACTTCACTTGCTAATAAATCCCATTCTTTTGCTATTTCTGCACTATTTTCCCAATTTTTCAACTTCAATGAGTCTCGATATTTTTCGTAAGCGGATTCTAATAATTCCTTATCTTTACTTTTTAAAAATGAATCAACCGTCTCCAAGTCTTTTTTGATGCCACTCGGTATTGGTAAATTTCTATCTCTCGCCAGATTAGCTTCAGAAAAGTATTCCTGATAATTTGTTCTTGCATAGGGACTCACTTTTAACGCATCTGTTTTTTTGAACTTTGTAAATGATGGTTCTTTTTGTCTCGTGAGCCATAGAAAATTATTTAGCTTTGCGTGTCCAGCTTCATGGGTTGCAACATCGCCAATATTCCTTGCTAAATTAAATCCAGGCTTAGTAAACTTATCTTTAAACTTTATAAACTCTTCTGGTTTTAAATCCCATATTGGGCCAAATAAAGACAGTCTTTGGTTCTGCATCCTGTTTGGGATACCCATTTCTTTTGTTAGGTTAGTTACCCCAGCACTGTCACCAAAGTCCCCTATTTCTGCAACAACCTCATCCATTTTAACGCCCAAACGAGCCTTATTCCACGACAATAAATATTCATTAAGAGATTCTGTATTATTCTTATTCCTAAATTTTGACAAATCAGTCTTGGTTCTCACGCCAGGGTCTTTTGCCCTTACCATATTGGCCTCAACCCACTTTTCGGAATCGGATATTTTTTTATGTGTTCCAACCAATGACGGGCTTGTAACATCGATTATTTTCTTTTCCTTCACCAAAGGCTTATCAAGATTCTCACCCTTATAATTCTCGGGTAGTAATTGACATCTGCAATTTGTTGTGCATACACTAAAGCCAGATGCTGGTAGTCCAATAGTTTCAAAGTATTCCATTGTTCCTGTTTCGCCATGTCTTTCTTCACAATCAGGGCAAACCTTACCATCACCAACCGATACCCATTGAAACTGACTCACCCCAGCCTTAGTGAACTTCCCATTTGCACTTCCATTTGAAGATGCTTCCACACCATTCTTCACAGTATTCTTGAGCTTATTCCTGAATGATCCGAATAAAGGGCCACCAGTATTCAAGTCATTCAATAAGGTTTGACGTATTGCCGTGTCAGCCATACCAGCGGTTTTCATTGTTGTCACTAATTCCTGAATAGACAAAGCAGATTGTGCCGCTGATGCGGATATATGATTAGCCATTGTGATCTGTAGATCAGGCACGTTTAATCTCTCTCTCTATTTCGAGTTCCATCATCTTCACAATTCTTTTTTCTGCTTTCTTTGTAATTCCAAACCATTCACGAACAGGAAGATTCCCAGCACCAAATTGATGAAATCCACCAACATCAGACATGGTAACATCTTTACCTTTGTATGTCTGCTTTTCTCCAGGATGTACTACAACTTCCTGATTCATCTTGGTTGCTTTGTCAATTACGAGCTTTCTCATCTTTCCTGTATTAACTAATGTTTTACCGCTTGTTTTCTGTGATGGTATCATTGGGCCACTTACACCTTGACCTCTATCTAATCTTTTGAAATGATCTTCCTTGATTATTTGACCAGCAAGATTTAATTCTTTCGTTAAATCAAGATTGATCTTCTTTAGATCGAAATTCTTGGTCATTGTGATTGCTTGTTTAGCCACTTTTTTCTAATATCTTTTCAGCGAATTTCTCGCCCTGTTTAGCACCCATCTCTATCTCATCCATATGTTCATTCAAGAATGATAATCCAAGACTTAACAGATATGATTCTGGGTCTTTCATTAATTCATTTATTTTGATTGATGGCAATATACTCTCTGCATTTTGTATTACTTCATCTTGCAATTCATCTATCTTAGAGATGTGATTAAGAACTAATTGAGCCAAGACGTTTCAATCCTTCAAATATTGGTTGTTCTGGTACTACTGGTGCTTCTGCTTCTTGTTCTTCTTTTAATTCACCGAGCATTTCATCTAATTGTTCATCAGGAATATCTCGATTGAAGTACCTGATTAATTCTTTTTTACTCATTAGGTTGTTATCTAATTGGAATTGCAATCTATCCTTTTCTTCAGCCCAGGTAGTAGGAAATCCAGCTTCTGCGAAATCAACTGAATAAGATTCGGATAATGTTTTATTCTGATGTACTTGTAATATGGTGCGATCTATTTCATATCTTGAATGTTCCCATTCCTTGAATAGCGGTATGTCTGATTCTCTTGACTCCAAATTTTCCATGCTGAGAATTTTCAACGCTTCACCGCTCGGTGGCGTTCCGCCTTCACCCCATCTGATAGCAAGTGAATGATTCTGGCCCACCTGATTGATCATCATCTTTACGCTTTCGATCATGTCACGAATAGAACCCGTTGGCGATACATATTGAAGTGCGGCCCCTTCTGGAAGAGAAATCAGTCGCTCAATTCCAGCCTTCAGATTAGGAATCTCAGTATCTATCCCTGTGATAACTGGCTGACCTAATGCGAACCTTGTAGCTAATGCGATTTCAGTCATGGCTATACTCACTTGTAATCCAGCCCTTGCAACATCCATACTATCCGATGAGAATTCAACCTTGCTCAAAGGTATGATCGAATAAGGATTAATTAGGTCTGTATTGTCGCCTATCGGATTAACACGACCAACAGTATCAAAGGCGAAATGCAATCCAGGTTCACCATTTCTTGACTCACTCCAGAATACAAACTTCCGATCACCTTTTAAATCCTTACCTACCTCATAGCTTATACCATACGGTGTTGATTCACCATACAGATAATATTCTTTAGCATTGGTTACTATATCGTATTCAATCCGTTCATGCCGATCCGAATACTTACTACGGAAGTGGCACTTACCTATGAGCCATGCTATCTCTGCGAACTCTCTTGATTTACTATCGAGATGGTAAGCAATATCATTGTATTCATCTGCTGGTTCACCATTGATAAATCTCTCAGGTGGTGATTTAAATAACATCATCCTTGCCTTTGCAAATCTTGGTACAATACGCATACCGAATGGTGGCACTTGTTCTAATGATGATCCTGGAAACCATTGAGCCAGATGTGTATCTAATTTCTTATTGTAATAAAAATCAAGAGCAGTATCTTTCTCAGCAATCTCATCCTTTTTTAAATCGTTCTCGGCTCGTTGTACTGACTGCATGACTACATCCCTACCGAGTGAAGGAAGCATCACTTTATCGTGATAATTATATTCCATGATTTACCATTGTGAACTTGTTACCGATCTCTTAACCAAAGAATGTCTCAAGACAATATAATAACTACAAGCATCGAAGGCATGGCTGAGAGTTATATCTTTTAATTTTTCAATTTTTCCGTCCCTTGATCTTTGCACTTGTTCTAAATCTTTAATCAGGTATGTACATTTAGGATCAACCGTCATCCGTATCTTACCATTGGCATCAA